GAAAAAATGCGAACATTATGCCAATTCCGTAACAATCCCATTAATCGACGAAGAAACATCATCAAATGCAGTTAACCTTTATAATAAGTTGCTGTTAAAAGACAAAGAATTAGAAAAGCAGTCATTGCAAGTACAAATGATGCGCAGTCTTGTATCAAAAGGTATTGGTATTCATCACGCGGGTTTGAACCCTCTTTTAAAAGAAATAATCGAAGAACTTTATGCAAAAAACTTTTTAAAATTATTATTTGCAACAGGTACATTTACTGTTGGGCTTAATATGCCAATACGAACAGTTGTTTTGACTGGATTAACTGTATACAATGAAATAAAAGAACACATGGTATATTTTTCATCGGATGAATTTATTCAAATGTGTGGAAGATCAGGACGTCGTGGTCTCGATACAAAAGGTAATGTTATTATTTGCTTATTAAATGAAGATTTACCTTCTTTACATGAAGCAAAAAATATTATGACAAGTCATCCAAATTTAATTGAATCAAAAATGGAACTAAATAAAAACTTAATTATTGATTTGATTTCAAACAAGAAAAATTTCAATGAGATTTTTTCTTTCGTAAAAAAATCTTTGAAAGGTAGTGAAATATTGCAATCCATTGAAACATTACAAAAAGAATGCAATATTTTTAAATTAATAAATTTTGAAGTTCCATCAGAACAAGAAAAAAGTTTTGCAGACTATATTCAACTGCAAAATAAACTAAAAACAAACCTTCGGCAAAATCAATACAGAAAAGTTATGCGTTGCATTGATTCATTATTATTAGATCCAAAATTTAATGATTTAATACAAAAATACAATGAATACAACAATCAAGTCAAATGTTTGCATAAAAAACAAGAAAAGCTTGAATATTTAAAAAATAATGATATTATTATTATTCAAGAAATAATAGATGATCTTATTGCAGAAAACATTATAACTAGTGATTTAGAGCTAACAAAACCTTATGGAATTGCTGCATCTTGTATTAATGGTTATGACAAATGTTTAATAGTAAATGTTCTTTTTAGTGAATGGATTACTACTATGAGCACAAAAGAATTAGCAATACTATTTTCATATTTTATAAGCTATCATGGAGATAATTTAGAACCATTTGAATTAAAAAATTATGGTATCCCTATGTACTCCTATGAGGTTTTAAATTCAATGACAAACGAAAAACTTTATACTAATTTTACCCCATTTGTTTGGCAATGGATAAATGGAGTAAAATTTGAAAATATGGAAAATATCGACACGTACACAGAAGGTAATTTTATAACTCAAATGAATTGCTATTACCAATTACTCGAAAATTTAATACAAGTTTGCGAACTTTGTGAACTGCATATTACGTATAAAAAATGCATTGAATTAAAAAGCATAATAAGACGAGACATAGTAATAACTAATTCGCTTTATTTGTAAGTGCATCATAAAGTTGTGATTTCATTGCAATAATTTCTTTTTTTATTTTATCAATTTCAGTTGTTAATAATTTATTTTTATATTCAAGATCAGATATTCGTTTTTTATCGTTTAGTTGTTCGCTGTCTATTTGTTGAATAGCACCATGATATAGAGCAAATATTTTATCTTTTGATACTTGTAAAAAGTTAGTAACTTCTTTACCCCACATAAATACTTTTTCATATTTTTCATCAAATATAACACGCTTTGAGTAGTCTGCCTTTTTTATTACCATTATTTCTTGTTCTTCGTGTTGGACATAAAACTTAATATTTCGCGTATGTTCTGCATTAAATCGCAAATCATCTGGTAGAATAACTTGATATTTATTATTTTCCAGGTGTTTCCAAGTTATTGTGTTTGTTATATCTCTCATTTCATCTGGAATAAATTCTTTTATAGTATTAATTGCTTGAGGTAAGTGTTGATTCACTTCTTGTGCTATATAGCCAATTGTTTTGATTTGTCTTCGTATTTGTGGATCTTTATAGTGATACTCCTTGCATTGTATATCTCTTACTTTTTGTAATGACCAATTGTTGTCAACATCGCTAATTTCAGTTTTAACACGTTCGTCTGACGTCCATGCAATAGAAGAGCATCCTATGCCATTGGAACAATAAAGCGAATACTGTAATCCATTAATAGCAACTGTTGTTGGAGTAGTAGCATTCAATGTATACATTTGTTGTGTATTAGAATTATTAAAACCATTTATATCTAATTTACCCCTTGATGTAGCATAAGGAGTACCAATCGATACAACTCCATCATTATTAACTTGGAATATAGTATTATTACTATTAGAAACAGATAATCCATAACTTGAAGAAGAAGTGTTATTGGTTTTAATAACAACGCCATTTGTACTTCCATTTAAGTATGCTTGTGCATCAGAAGACCCAGAATCACCATTCATATAAAGACCTCTTTTACCATTTGAATTAGCAATATGAAGTGTAGCTTGTGGAGAAACAATTCCAATACCGACATTATTGCCAGTTGTTTGTAAAGAAATGGAATTTGTACAGTTTATATAACCTATATTAGCAGTTGTGTCATAACCTGCAAATAGTGTTTGATTACTAGAACCAGATGTTAATGACAAACCATGATAAAGCGTTTCATTATCTTGATTATTTGATCCTCCAACGTTACAAGTAATTTTTGAAGAAATAGTAGATGTATTAATACCTATACTTCCTGTATTAGTTATATTAAAAACTCTTGTTTTTACATTATTACTTATGCAGTTAATAGCAAACATTTCATTATTTATTAACCCTTGAGGAGAAGTATCTATACTATTGGGAAGACCTCCAAGCAACTCTATGCCATAAAAATTTCCGTTGTCATTTCTAAGTACTATTTTAGAGCAACTTGTATTAGTATTATACGCATTAGATAAAAGTGCAATATTTGCATCAGATGAATTATTTGAGGAACCCGTTAATGCAGTAAATCCATTATTAGAAATTGTTTGACCAGATATTATGCAATTATTAGTTGGGTCAATAGTTATATCTCCATTAGCATTACTTATAACAGAATTATTAATCAATAAATCGTTTATTGATACAGAGTTATTAACTACTATTTGTTCATTTAATGTAAACGACGACATTATACTATTTAGTAACAAATAATTTTACACCATTTTTGTAAAATTAAAACAACTTGCAATTGCATTTATAAAATACAAAGAGAAATTTTCACTTGAATTTTTTCATAATATTTTCGACGGATTCATTTATGTTTTTTATATGTGGGAAATATGTTTGAAAAAGTGTTGTATCCAAACAATTATTGGATCGATTATTGTAAGATTCGATGTTTACCCAAGTAAAGCTTGGATCTACGTGCTTTTTATACAGTGATAGAATAGTATTATGTGAAATGGTTCCTGGATTTGTCATATTAATAGTCCCTGTTATGTTCATCAAAACCAATTCTATTATGCAAGGAACTATATCGTCCATAACTGTCATAGAATTTTCAATGGAACAAATGCTAGAATAGCTTATTAGTTTACTTATTAAATTTCGAGGCTCGTCTTTCGACGTTATAGGCATACGTATTCGAACATTTAAAACATTTAAATTACGCATTAACAAGTCAGTATAACCTTTTACGGTTGAATACGAAGAACCAAAAAAGTTTGGAATACTGTTTTCATAAAAAGTTTTTTGGTAATTAGTGTATTCAAATATGCATCCTGATCCAATATAAGTGCAATGGATTTTATATTTATTGCATAAAATAGCTATAATAGTAGGACCAAATAAATTGTCACGTATATTTGTTTGTAGTTTACCAGGTTGTTCCAAATAATCAATATTATTAAATCCCGGTCCATATGTTCTTCCGATACAAACTATTACATTTGAAGCATTGCTGGCAATTAGTTCTTGTTCGAAGCTAGCTTGATTTTCAGGTCTACAAGTAGTTCCAATCCATTTTTGTTTTCTTTTGTTTAATTCATTTGTAATCATAGAACCAATCCATCCTTTGTGACCAACAACAAGAAACGTCATACTTTTTACTTTTCTTTTTCTCTTTCTTTTATGCTATTTAATAACAATAAAAAATCAGATTTGCTTCCATAAATTTTGTGTATTGATTTATTTCGAATAAATTTTTTAATAAAAAAGTGCTTTAAATTTTGAAATTTTTCTGGCACATTTAAAATAAAATCATCGTTATCATTGTAAAAATAAACCAAAACTTTGAACTTACATTTTATATTTTTATTGTTATCAAATTCAATCATATTATTAAAAAGTTTTTCATTATATATATTAGTGTGATGAAGCATACACAAAAAAAATACTTCGTTATCGAGGTTATTTATTACGGTCATAAATCTATTTGCTCGATTTTTCATAGTTGTAATTAAATTTTTATCATTACATTTTGCGATTTTATCACATTTATTTTGAATTAAATCAAAGTGAAAAAATTGTGCATATTCAAAAAAGTTTGAAACAACTTTTTTATTATTGTTGTATTTTAAATTTTCAGTAAAATTGCAAAAATTTGTATTAATCATAATGTTTATATATTCAAAAACTTTTTCTTCTTCGATCAACATCCAATCAAAGGGCATAGATACAGTTCGCAATTTTAAAAGACGTAGTATACCTGCTGGATGGCAATTTGGACCAATAGAAATATACATTTAAAATGTTTCTTAAATAATACTGCAAAATAAAATACTTTAAAAAGATTAAATAAGAGGATAAATTCCAGGAGGACAATAAAATAATTCATCAAGAAGTTCTATTGTCGATTTATATTGTTCTGTACACATACCTTTAAAAAGTTGTTTGTTTTTTATATCGTCATATGTGAACCATCCACATTTATTTACTTCTGAACTTTGGACATAATTATATGAATCGCAATACAGTGTAATTTGCTCATTTGCTTCATAAAAATAAAACCGATGCGAGTACATTAATCCGTCCCAACCTCTAAATATTATATCTTTGTAATTTGTTTCATCTAATAATATTTCATGGTGTATACCTGTTTCTTCTTTGAATTCTCTAACTGCAGCACAAGCATCTAATTCATATGCCATTCGTTTTCCTTTTGGTAATTCCCAATTTGGATATTTATGGTGTGAACTACTGGCATAAATATCTTGCAATTTTATGTATTCGCCATTAGATGTATAACCATTTAACAATTTATTAAATCGATGCTTTTTGGAACTAAAATTAGTCTTATTTATTGTGTTATCATTACTTATAATTAAAAAAGGCATAGTAATGCTTTTCCATAATACATCGTATGGGTAACTAGTAATAAGTGTATATTCGTATTCTGTTAGCCCGTTTATTAGTGTCTTTATATACAATGTTTCCTGTAATGCAAAATTAAAATTTAAAAGTTTTACATAATAATGTGTGTATTTTCTATTAACAAGCACTATTTTATCGTCTTTTTTGTATATTATTCCTATACTATTTATTGGTTTAGTACATTTTTTATTACTATGACCGTACTGATTGCAGTTGGAACAGTACATTTAAAATAAAAAACAAAAGAATAATCTTATGCAGACACAAAAAAAAATAAATTTTTATAAGACTAGTTTATATGAGTGATTTATTATCATTTTATCCTTCTATTAGCGATAAAGACTTTGAAAAATCTATTTACAGTAAAACCGAGTTTAATAGTACAAAATACAAAGAAAACTATTATGATGGTATGACTATAGATGATTTATGTAATTATTCTACTTTTACAATACAAAATCACCAGCTATTTATGCGTCGTTTTATGTCACCAGAAACGCCTTACAAAAGCATACTTCTTTTTCATGGTGTTGGAACTGGCAAGACATGTGCATCTATTACTATAGCAGAAGGATTTAAATCATCACTAAAAAATAAACAAAAAAAGATTCGTATTATGCGTGGTAAAAAATCAATTTCGTTGTCTTATCCAGGTGTTTACGTCATATCAAGCAAAGCGATTCAAAAAAATTTCAGAAATGAAATGTACAACACCAATAAAGTAAAAAATGAAGAATGGTCAGGTATGTTACATTGTGTTGGTAATACTTATTTTGCTAATAGCGACAATAAAGTTAGTAGAAATATAAATGCATTTTATACCTTCTTTGGTCCTTTAGAATTTGGAAATTTCTTAAAAGATCTTGAAAACTACATAAGCATAGACGAGTTTTTTTCCAATAGTATTTTTATTATTGATGAAGTACATAACGTTATTAGTGAAGAACGTGAAAATGAAAACGAAAATGAAACTACTATTGATGCTTTAAAGCGTGTACTAAGTGTAAGTACTAACAATAGACTTATTATGATGTCTGCTACTCCAATGCGTGATACAAAAGATAGTATTGTAAATATATTGTCTTTATTGCGTCTTAATGATACAAATGATTCTTCTATAGATAGTGCAAAATTGTTTCCAGATATTAATACTATTAATGAAGACTATTTAAAAGAACTTGCACGTGGTTATATATCATATTTACGTGGTAATAACCCAGTTAGCTTTCCTAAACTATTAGAACATTCAAATACGTATACACCAAAACCAGTATATACAATAAAAAAGGAAGAATACAAATATGATGAAAGGATGTTTAAACTTTTTAAATGTGTTATGAAACCAGAATTCCAGTTTGATGTATACGTAAATTTAAAAAAGGATAACAAACTTAGTCACATACCATTATGGGAAGCATCAACTATTGTTTTTCCAAATGGTAAAATAGGAGACACCGGATTTAATGAAACTTTTTCAGCTGAATCTGGTAGATACAAGTATAAATCTTTATATGTCGACTTTTTAAAGCTCGATAAAATAGAACGCTACAGTACAAAATTTTATCAGTTTTTAAATTTGTCTATGTTACCTGGACTGCATTACGTGTATTCACTTTTTGATAAGTCTGGTGCATTAACACTTGCTCTTGCTATGGAGGCAAATGGTTATACGCTTTATAATTTAAAAGGTAAATACGACGAAAAAGGCAGATATATAAATAACAAAAAGATGCTAGAAACCATAACTCCTGTCTATAGATGCTATGCTTGTGGAAAGCTACTTTCTAATCACGAAGCGGACCATGATTTTAGACAAGGTACTTATATGCTTTTTACAGGTACTGAAGACACTGGATTAACTAATTTACTTCAAACGGTTAATGATAGTAGTAACAAAAATGGTGAAGTCATAAAATTCATAATTGGTACTCAAGTATCTGCAGAAGGCGTTGATTACAAAAGAATTAAACATATTCATATATTCAATCCATGGCATAATTATACTCGTATTTGGCAAGCTATTGGAAGAGGTTTACGTAATTGTTCACAAGCAGATTTTCCAGAACAAGAAAGAAATGTAACTGTATATCGTTATTCTGCTACTGTTCCTGCTTCTTATAGTGATCCCAACGAATTACTAATCGAAACCATTGACGAAGAGTCGTATCGTAGATCATTGAGAAAAGATATATGGATAAAAAAGGTTGAAAGAATTTTAAAAGAAATAGCAGTTGATTGTGCTTTAAATAAAAATGCAAATATTTACAAAGACGATAAAGACAATACTCGAGATTGTGACTATATGGAATGTGAATACAAATGTGATTTTGAACCTACAGCAGATGTTATACCAGACGAAGATACTTATACAATAAAAGAAGACGATCCTGAAATAACTAAAATAACAAATCTTATTTATTTACTTTTCAAAAAGAAGTCTTATTATAAGCTCGAAGACATACTAAAATTATTGAATCACCATACACAAAAGCAGTATATTTATATCGCTCTTACGCAAATGTTAACTATTAAAAATACCGTTTTAAAAGACTCTAACAATCGTCTTGGATTTTTGGTTTATAAAAATGGTTATTACTATTACCAACCAAATGAATTTGATGACATAGATGCACCATTGAGGTATAAAGAACAACCACTTAAAATGAAGATTACTGAAGTTCCTGTTATTTCAAAACCAATAAATAAAATAAACAAAATAAAAGAAGAATCTACTTTACTTTTAACATCGGATAATGAAACAAGTGTTGAAACTCGTCTTAGAAGTATATTAAATCAAAAAACAATAGAAGCAATGTGGTATCAATTGGACAAAAATAACCAAAAAAGTATTTGTGAAATTGTTGAACTTTTATTGCAAAAAAGTGAATTGTTAAAAAAATTTAATCGTGAAGAAATTTCACCCAAGGTTTTTCTTTTGATTTCTTTATTGGAACATGTTGGTTTTATTTTTAAACAACCAAAAAAAATTAATAATATTTATTGGACCAAAAATAATTATTCTTATATTGGACACATTACACAATATTGGAAAAATGTTGGTAATCAGGTTATTCGTATACTGGATGATAACAATAATTGGATAACTAGTAACGATCTTAACCAAAAGAAAAAAATTATAGATTCATTGAAACAACCAAACAAAATAATTTCATCGACATCGGAAACAGGTTGTTATATTCATGGAATACCTTATTATGATTTAAAGAAGGATAATTCTCAATTTTTACTGTATTACGACTTTGTAAAAGACAAAAACATTGTTTCTAATTCTTTTGACAATCGAAAAAATCCACGTGGTAAAAACATAAAGAGCTACAAAACAAGTGATTACGATAAATTTATTGCATGTCTTGGTTTCGAAGTAAAACAAATGAGCAATAACAAAAAAGCCGAAAACATTGAATTAATGTTACGAAAATACGACTTTGAAAAGAAAAATAATTACCAGTGGATACAACAAAATAAAAAATGATTACTATTGTTATAATTGTAAATGAACAATAATATTTACATCGAAACTAAGATTGATAACCTTGTCATAGGAGTATATCCTAAGGAAATCAATAAAACTTTACCAGATACATTGTTGTTGAAAATCAAAAATAAATACGGCAATAAGTGTTACAAAGATTTTGGATATATTGAACAAAATAGCATAGAAATGCTTAAGCATGAATTACCTAGAATGTCTGGTTCTACTACAACTGGTATTATGACGTGTAGAGTTACTATTAAATGTACGATATGTAGACCATTTAATGGAGCACATATCAAATGTAGAATTTTCAAAGCAATTGAATATACATCGCAAGATCGTATTTATTTAGCTGAAAGCGGACCTCTTGTTATATACTTGCGATTGTCTATTAACGACAAAGACGAATTAAGTATACGTGATGTAGTAACGGTCGAAATAAAGAAATTTAGAATGAATGATCATACTATTGATGTATATGCATCGTTTGTATCTAAGTTAGAAGAGCTAAATTATTACGATATACCAGAAAAAACTAACTCGAATATCAACTTCGTTGATACAATAACGTACAAAACAAGTTTAAAGGAATATAATTACCTTGAAGACATAAGCTTTATAAAAGAACTCGGTGAAGTTAAAACAGGTATTGAAGCTATTAACAAAAAAGTTACTGTAAAAAATAAAAAAGCTACTGCTGAAGAAACCGATGAATGGCGTTGTATAAGAGATATAATAAATCCTTATGAACTTGTTCATCCAGCAGAATATTACAATGACAGCGTTGTTGATAAAGAAAAATTTTATTCAGCTATTAACGAGCTTGGAAACAAAAATATTAAGTTGAAAAAAGTAATTAATCGTGCTTACTATAAAATGTGGGAAATATTGCACGATAAAAAACAAGACAAGTGGGGCGAAGTTATTGCACGATTTAATAATCGTCCTATCAATGTTCTTGGTATTGCAGAAGCTCCTGGTGGATTTTTACAAGCAATTATGGATACACGTTTAATGGCAACAAATGGTTCTTTCTCGACAGACGACAAATATCGAGGTATTTCTCTTAATGCAGATATAAAATGGCGAAGCTCTATACTCGATCTTTATAAAGAAAAATTTAATATTGATATCAAATATGGTTATGGAAAGAATAATGGAGATTTACGCGATGTTGATGAACATATTTATATACAAGAAGAACTACTGGAAAATAACAAAGCTGAAATAATAGTCGCAGACGGTGGCATTGATGTTTCTGATGATTACCTTAGCCAAGAAATTCAAAATCATAAGCTAGGATACAGTGAAATTTTAGTAGCACTTTCAAATCAAGCACTTGGTGGAGTATTTATTATGAAATGTTACGATATATACACTAGCTTAGGTGTTCAATATTTAACAATATTAAAAAATTATTACGATAAAGTATATCTTATAAAACCAGAACTAAGTAGACCAGCTAATTCTGAAAAATATATTGTTGCTCTTAATTACAATGGTAAATTTAATAAAGCTATGCAAGATAGAAGCAGAACTATTTTATCTAGGTGGACAAACGATAAATATGTTGTTGATCTTCTTGCTATGCCCGATGAAAACATTATGAGTTCAATGAATTTTATTAATGGTTATTTTGCTAATAGGCAAATAAATTTCATCAAAGAAGGATTGAATTTGCAAAAGTTTAGTAGTAAAAATAAGCAGCTTGAATATAAAAAGAAACAGTTAGAAATATCTAATAATTGGTGCATAAAATTTGATATACCAACAAAAAAAGTAAATTTACGTGTTGTTGATTATACAATTGCGTAACATTCTGAATATTTTTTTTCTACTTTGTCGTATATGAGCACTAGACGGAATATTGGTAGACGCGTTATAAAAACAAATAAACTGGATAAACCGGATAAACTGGATAAACCGGGTAAACCGGATAAAGAAGATAAACCGGGTAAATTGGATAAACTGGATAAATTGGATGATACTATTATTCAAGATTGTTTTGATGCTTTTAACAAGCGTGAAATGAATATTGGTAACATGATTGATAATCTTGAAAAAAAGTTATATATTAGTGATAAAAATGAAGAAAAAGAGAAATTAAAATCTCTTATTTCCAAAATGAAAAACGAATATTTACAATCGGGTCTTGATCAAATTTCAATTGTACGTGACCGCCAAGATGAAATTTTATTTTCTAAAAAAATAAGCGACGAACACCTAATTGAAATTATTTCACTTGACTTAGAGCCTGGTAAGAAATTATCGGAAGATCCTACATTTATGTGTTGGTTTGAATCAAAACGGTTATGGCTTCGTAAAAGCAAAGAACCTATTAAAGAAGCACCAACAAATAAAAATATCTTTAAAACTGGTAATAGAGGCAATAAACCATTTACATCAAATATAAAAAAAACATTAGGTAATTATCGTCTCTAAAAAATAAATAGTTTTATTTTATATGCGTAAAACAACACGCATAACTGAAAAGGTTTTTGAACGAAACTGGATTACAAGTTTCGATATTGGTATAAAAAATCTTGCATACTGCATTTTAGCTCTTGATGAAACAGAAAATAAGTTACCAGGAAGAGAAATAATAGTAAAAAAATGGGGTGTAATCGATTTGACATTTGATGAAACAAATAATAACTGTACATCGTGTAATAAAGGTGCTATTTACAAAGAAAAATTACTTTATTATTGCAAAAAACATAAAACTACTAATTCAGTAATAATTAAAAAACCAAAAGTTAAGTTATTTGATACACAAACAATATCTACACGTTTAGTTCAAGAACTTGATAAAATACCAGAATTAATGGATGTATCTACAGTCTGTATTGAAAATCAGCCGTCAAAAAATCCAAAAATGAAAAATTTATCATTTCTTCTTTACAGTTATTTTGTTGTTCGTTGCATTGTTGATAAAAAGCAAAATACCAATGTAATTTTCATAAATCCAAGAAATAAATTAGAAATTTACGATGGTCCATATGTTCCTTGCAATTTAAAAGGACAATACTCTAGAAATAAATTCTACGGAAAAATTTACTGTAAATTTTTTGTTAGAAATCAAAAAAGAGAAATTGAGTTTTTTAATAGCTTTAAAAAGAAAGATGATTTGGCAGACTGTATGCTTCAGGGTGTTTGGTATTTAAAAAAGAACACTAGAATTTGTTATTCTAAAGGAAAAAAACAAATTCAATATGAAAACAACTGGAACCGATTTAAAAATATACGAGCATATAAATGTTCTAATATTAATAATTACGTTACACTTTCAAATATAAAGTACTCTATATTACACGACAAAAATTGGAAAAAAGTTCCTAATATTGTACGTGGAATAGAATTCTTTTTCGGTAATTTAGAATTCATTGAAAAAAAGTTAAAAGATTTATAATTATTTACATCTTGGCATTAAGCATATCAATACCATAGGTAAAACCAGCGGCGACAGTCAAAGAAATCATGACATCGCGCGTACCCATGTAAAGTACCATAAAGAGAACGAACACACGGAAGAAGATATTGTTCATCATTTCAACCAAAGCTGAGGGAGGTTGAGGACGAGCGAGTCCAGCATACATAGCCAAAGTCAAGCTAATAACAGCGCTAGCCCAAGGGTTGGCAAGAACTCCGTCAAGGGAGCCAGAAATCATCTCGAAAATTGCTTCCATTGTTAAGTATATATATTAACAAACTAAAATAATTTTTTTTATGCAAATAAATTCATGTATTTTTTTTTGAGTTCTTCAATCAGATTATTTTCAAAACCTTCTTTGGATTGATTTA